CTATAATTCTCCACAGCCGCCACAGCACCCCCGCCCTAAATTGCTGCCCCGCCTACTTATCCACAGGTTCTCCACAGGCTACAGAGTTATCCACAGGCTAAGTAGTCTACTGTGCATAAGTTATCCACAGGTTATCCACCGACCCTGGGTTGCCTCTGCAGGCTATTGAGTAGCCGCCTAGGCGCTGCAGTCTAGCGAGTGTGTGTGTCTATGTTGCAGCCTATAAAGACACCAGAGACACCACAGCCACCACAGGACACCAAGTAACAGACAACAGAGCCTTGGTGCTTCTATATAGGCAACAAAGGGCAGTGCAAATAAATATGCAAATTAATTGTTAAATAGTGTTGACGGATGCCAAATCAGTCGCTATCTTTACATCACTGGCGCAACAAAGCGCCCACAACAAAGGAGCAACGCCATGCAATACACATATAAGACACAGTCAATCCTAGACACAATGGTAGACATTAACGGCAACACATGGACAGACGCGCAGGTTAAAGGCTATAACGCCTACACTAAGCGCATCAACGCCTCAGCTGACCGACCGCTAGCCAGTGACTCACTAGCCTTGTCTGAGCGCGAAGACTTGTTAAACAGACGACACGCCTATTACATTGGTGTTGCGTCACTTAATAACCTATAAGGAGCAACAACTATGAGCTTAGAAAAATACGCAACACACGGCGAGGCACTGGTAGCACGTAAGCTAGTCACTGAGCTTGTTAATCGTGGACACGCTGTTAGCGTCTGGAATGGCGGCGAAGAGGCTGAGATAGAAAACAGTACAGACATCGAGGCGATACTGGCTGAGCTAGCAGCTTCGGGCGAAGACGAGTTGGTTGCCGATGGCATATGGTTTTACCTGGTCTTCGGCAACGAGCCAGACGGTAGCGAGCTTATTAGCGACTGCAACGCCAACGAAGAGTGCAACGCGATATTTGATATAGTTAACAACTAAGGAGCTACAACCATGAAACAGACAATAAACTTTTACGACTTCCAGAAAGCCTTTCAAGACCTACGACCCAACAACTTCAGCTATCAAGGTCTGCGCGCCTTGTTCGAGTACCTAGAAGAGCTAGAAGAAAGCACAGGTGAGGAGATAGAGTTTGACATCATAGCGCTATGCTGTGACTTCATAGAGTACGAGAGTGTCGAAGAGTACGAGAGAGACTACAACGACGACATAGAAGACAACCTAGCAACCACGAGCGACAGCGGCTCGCTAATCGTCTACGCACACTAAGGGGCTGAGTTATGTTTCTATTATTCGCAGGCGTTGTAGCACTCATCGGACACACAACAGCCGTGGCAGGCTTGATACTAGCGCTTAAGAACAGACGCAGGCGTAGCCACTACAGAGACAAGGAAGCAGTCGAGCTGATGCTGTGCGGCTGCACTATCTTTGTATTAGCAATCCTGATAGCCTTAGTGACACTATAACCAAAGGAGCAACAACAATGAGTAATAGACGAGACTTAGCAACACTACTAGAAGTGACTGAGATGCTGCAGCGGACACAGGAACGGTTAACAGCCGCGCACGAGCATGAAAACACAGACTACTCGCTAGGCTGTTATAGCACTATAAACCACGTTCTAAACATTCTAGATTCTTTCATAAAATACACAGATGAAGAGGAGCAACAACAATGAACACACACGCAAAAGTAACGATTAAGACAATCTACGGGCAAGACCGAGTCTATCCTGCCAATGACGTAGCTTTCGCACTAGCGGCGCTACTAGGCTCTAAAACGTTCACTAGAGAACAGATCGCCAAAGCTAAGGAGCTAGGGTATACCTTCGAGATTAAAGCGCAGGAGCACGTGCTGTGAGCGGCTACGCGCCACAACAGGCAAGGGAGCTGTCTAGGCTGCTAAAGCTAAAGAAGCCAACACAGTTACAACAGATGGACATAGAGCGCTTAGTCGGTATACTAGGCGTATTTGGCGAACAGCTTTATAAGATAGCAAAAGAGGACATTAAATATGGTTATTGAGTTTGATAGCTTACAGCACGCGCTAGAGGAAGCGCAGTGGTGCGCTGATGTCTACAAGACACGACACGCCATTGTCCACGTCAACAGCCGCTACGGAGTCTGTGGCGCTGATGAGGCTAAGAGCCTGAGAGACGTGCTAGAGATTGTAACACCAACACACGAGCCGCATTGTCAGCTCAAACACTTACTATAGGAGCGTTAACCATGAGCAAACTAGAAATCGTTGCAGAGGTAATAGGAGGCTTGCTGCTGTTGCCTGCCTTGTACTTTTTAACTGTTATTATCTTTTCACTATAGGAGCTATTACTATGTACAAAGAAGACGGACACTATTACTTAGAAGAGCATGATATGGACGTGCTAGAGACTGCAACGATGGAGGAGGCACGCCATAGACTCGCTAATGACTATTCGTTGTTGTGGGAAGCTATCGGCCCTGATGCGCTGCCTAGTGACGCCGAAGAGTCGCAAGACTTAGAGGACAAAATAGCGGCTGCATTGGTCGAGAACGACCACACAGAGCTAGGCAGGCTTGTTGCTAACATGGCTTTAGAGTATGCCTTCAAGTGTTGTCACGCTCAAATCGTTGATGACTGGGAAGAATACATCGACAAAACAGAGGCTACTAATGGGTAGGTATTGCAGCGGCTGTGTAACTCTGAAGGTTAAAGAGAGTGCTTGCGTGTGTCGTGTGTTATGGGACATAGACCACTTACCACCAGAGCTGCACGAGTTACGACAACAGAGTGATAAAGTAGATGACCTTCTGCTGCGTCTAAACTGGGTGCTGAAGCACTTAGTCAATGGAGGGACTGCAGCGGCGGGGGAGACATCAGGAGAATAACACGGATTTAATCAACTGAATAGACCGAGAGGTGACAAGATGCAACAACTAGAGATGCTAGAGAAGACAGAGCTTTTGTTCTGCATTACGTGCAAAGAGACAAAACCTGTAGAAGACTTCAACAGAGACGTCAGCAGAGGCAAACGAAGGCACTACAGATCGAATAAATGCAGGAGCTGCGAGAAAGCTAGGAATGTTGAGTATTATGCAACAAACAAAGAGTATAGAGCGCGCAAACTGAAACGCGCGAAAGCTAACAACGCTCACGCGAAGGTTTTTTATGCGATAAAAAAAGGAAAGCTAACAAGAAAGCCCTGCGAAGTCTGCGGAGATGAGAAAGCAGTCGCGCATCACGACGACTACGCCAAGCCTTTGGAAGTGCGTTGGCTGTGTCACAGCCATCACAAACAATGGCACGTTGACAATGGCGAAGCCTTAAACGCCTTCATCGTTAAACACTGGACACCGCCACAGGAGCAAATACTATGAAGAGAAAGAGCGAATACAAGTGCGAGCAATGCGCTGCAGACGTTAAACAAGGCACGGTAGTCTGTGTCGATTGCGTTGCAGACTTTTACAGGTTACACTCGCTATGGATGGCAGGACTAAATCAGACTAAAGCGCCTACGGCGGAGGAGCAAGACAAATGACTGAATGGAACTGGGCAATAGCCTTCAACAACGGCTTCGGCTTCTATATCGGAGCAGTAGAGACGCAAACAGCTGTAGGAGTGACAGAGGACGGCGAACACATCAAGTTCGACATCGGCGGCTTTGAGCTGCTATTGCCCTTCCTCGTTATTCAGCTGCTAGAGTCTCGTTATTATGACGAGGACGACTTCTATGCCTGATTACAAGCTAACGCATCAACCCTGTGACGATTGCGGCAGTTCTGATGCGCTTTGCATCAACTACGATGAGTCTACTTTCTGCCACAGCTGCAGGAAATACACACACCCGCCACTAGATGGCTCAGGAATAGCCGTGAGAGTCCCAGAGAAGCCGCTGACAGGCTCTGAAGGGTTCGACTCGACACTTGAGCTGCTAGCCACACAAAACTTCGTAGGCGTCCCTGAGCGAGGCCTGAGCGTGGCTACTATGAAGACCTATGGCGTGGTCATTAAAAATGGGCAGGTAGTTTATCCCTACTTTGACCCGACAGAGCCAACCTCGCCAGTGGCTGCGAAGCTGCGTTACCCTGACAAGCGCTTTCAGACTAGCGGTGAATGGGGCGGCGGTGGCTTGTTTGGTCAACAATTGTTTCCCAAGGGCGGCAAGTATGTAACGCTGACAGAGGGCGAGTATGACGCTCTAGCGGCTTTTCAGATGATGGGCAGCAAGTACCCTGTCGTTAGCATCAAGAACGGCGCAGGCAGCGCGTTGAAGGACTGCAAAGCCAATTACGAGTGGCTAGACAGCTTTGAGACGATTGTTGTCTGCTTTGACGCTGACGAGCAAGGTGTTAAGGCTGCTGATGACGTTGGGCAGCTGTTCGGTGGCAAGGCTAAGATAGTGAAGCACCTCGGCGGCTACAAAGACGCCTGCGACTATCTGATGGCTAACAAGCCTCAACTGTTTAACGATGCTTTCTGGAAGGCTGAGAAGTATGTGCCTGACGGCATTGTCAACGCTGCGTCTTTGTGGGACGAAGTCAACACACCGATGGAGACTGCAGAGGTGGTGTATCCGTTTAAAGGCATTAACGCTTTAACGTACGGAATACGCCCTGCAGAGCTTGTCACTGTCACTGCAGGCAGTGGGCTTGGTAAGTCGCAGTTCTTGCGTGAAGTCGTGTGGGCAACGCTGCAGCAGACGCAGTTTAACATTGGCTTGCTGTTCTTAGAGGAAAGCATCCGCAAGACAGCGTTGTCGATTATGTCGCTAGCGGCTAACAAGCAGCTACACTTGCCCACGACTGTAAGCACTGAAGAGGAACGCAGAGAAGCCTTTGACGCTACGTTAGCTGATGAGCGCCTGTATCTGTTAGACCACTTCGGCAGCACGGACGTGGACAACATTGTAGGTCGTGTGCGTTACATGGCTAAGGCGCTAGACTGCCGCTACGTCTTTCTAGACCACGTTTCAATTGTTGTGTCGGCACAGTCCAACCTTGACGAGCGGAAGGCGTTAGACGAGATAATGACTAAGCTGCGAATGCTTGTGCAGGAGACAGGCATAGCGTTGTTTGTCGTTAGTCATCTGCGCCGCCCTGACAACAAAGGACACGAGGAAGGCGCTGCTACGTCTTTGTCACAGCTGCGCGGTAGTGCGTCAATAGCACAGCTTAGCGACATCGTATTAGGGCTTGAGCGTGACGGACAGGCTGACGACATTATCGTTAGAAACACAACGGCTGTGCGTGTACTGAAGAATCGCTTTAGCGGCGAGACTGGACGCTGTGCAGACCTTTACTTTGATAGCACCACTGGACGAATGGTGGAAAGCACATTGGAGGAAGCCTTATGAGATGCTTAGCTTGCGATGCAATACTGACGGACTACGAAGCAACACTGCGTGACGCCACTAGCGGCGACTACGTGAACGAGTGCATAGAGTGCATACAAGGCAGCACAGGCAATCTTGCGCTGCAGGAACGCTTAGACCTAAAGACTGTGCATGACTTAGGCTTAGGTATTTTAGACTTTGATACGGATTAGTAATGCTAACAATCGACATTGAAACAGACATGAAACACACAGTGATATGGTGCGCCTGTGCCGAAGATGTCGAAACAGGTGCTGTCACTGTACACACTGAAGCGAAGACGCTGCAGGCTCTTGTGAACGAACACGACGGCATAGTGACGTACAACGGACTAGGCTTTGACGTGCCAGTGATGCAGAGGCTGTGGGACATGGACTTCACAGGTAAGAAGCACGTAGACGCTATGGTGCTTTCTCGCCTCTACAACCCTGCACAGGCAGGAGGACATAGTCTACGTAGTTGGGGCGACCGCTTAGCGTATCCCAAAGATGACTTTACAGACTATGACGGCGGCTTGTGTGAAGAGATGATTACCTACTGCAAGCGAGACGCACAGCTGACTACGAAGGTTTATAAGAAGCTGCTACAGGCTATGGAGAAGGATAAGTTTACACAGGACGTGATAGACCTTGAGCATCGCGTTACAGCAGAGCTAGAGCTGCAACGACAGAACGGCTTTAAGATAGACCTGCCCAAGGCTAACGAGCTGTACAGCCGACTGTCGCATCGTATGCGCGAGATTGAAGGACTGCTACAGACTGAGTTTCCTCCTATCGTTACAGAGCGTTACTCAGAGAAGACAGGAAAGCGCCTCAAAGACAACGTAGAAGTCTTTAACGTTGGCAGCAGGCTGCAGATAGCCAAGCGTCTACAGAGCATTGGCATACGCTTTACAGACAAGACCGAAGGCGGTAGCTACAAGATAGACGAAAACGTGCTAGAGGGCATAGATAACCCGTCAGCACAGCTTGTTGCTGAATACTTACTGGTACAGAAAAGGGCTAGTCAGGTTAGTTCGTGGCTAGAGGCTGTAGAGGCAGACGGCAGAGTGCATGGTCGTGTCTTTAGCAGCGGTGCAGCGACAGGCAGGATGACGCATATATCGCCCAACATGGCTCAAGTGCCTGCAACACGCAAAGTGCTAGACAGCATGACGCCAGTGCAGAAGCTGAAGGCTACGTTAGGCGGTGAATGTCGTGCGTGTTGGACAGTGGACGAAGGCAACAAGCTAGTCGGCATAGACGCCTCAGGCTTAGAGCTACGTATGCTAGCGCATTACATGAAGGACGAAGACTATGTGCAGACAATCTTGGAAGGCGACATACACAGCGCTAACCAAGCTGCAGCAGGACTCGAAACACGTGACCAAGCAAAGACGTTTATTTATGCGT